ATATGCGACAACGTGATCGACTGACTATTTTAGGACCAATTGTATCAAGACAGGAAATTGAGCTATTGGGGCCAATTGTAGAACGTACTATGCATGTCATGATTAGGTCAGGAATGTTACCAGAACCTCCACAAGAAGTAATGGGAATGAATTTTAGGATTGAATACACAAATCCTGTCAGTATTTCTATGAGATCTGGTGATTTAACCTCTGTCAGCCAATTGTTCCAGTTTATGCTTCCAATGGCACAAATTGACCCAACAGTTATTGAGCGATTCAACACTCATCGAATTGCAGAATTAGGTGCAGAGATACTTAAAACGCCTCCATCAGTATTAAAAACTCAAGAAGAGATGGAAGAAATGATGAGGCAACGTCAAGAAGAACAAGCAATGCAGATGCAAATGCAACAACAAATGGCGGCTTCTGAAGTCCAAGGAAACATTGCAGATGCAGAACAAAAACGAACACAAGCAGGATTGAATATTGCTAGGGCTGAAAGCGAAGCGGCGTAAAGTACAATATAAAGAGTTTTTTAGTACAGATGATGGTAAAGAAATACTAGCTGATTTAGCTAGAAGGCATTTTGTCCATACATCTACTTTTGTTCCACATGATACGCATCACAGTGCCTTTAATGAGGGAAGAAGGTCCGTGATTTTAGATATAATTTCCCTCGTAAACATTCCAATGGAAGAATTGGATAAATTAAACAGAAAAGCAGAAGATGGAAGAGATAGCAGAACCGACAATGACGGAGGTTGGGACTCAGAGTTCTGATGCCGTTCCCGGGAATACTATTCTTGGCGGTACGGAAGAGTTACCAATAAGCAATGTAGGTGGAAATGAAAACCCGTGGGCTTTCGATCCTACTTCTTTGCCTGATGACTTGGCTCGTGAGCCTTCATTAAGAAATTTTGATAGTGTTGATAAGCTGGCAAAAAGTTATGTCCATGCAGTCCGTAAAATGGGTGTTCCTGCCGATCAGCTTATGCGTGTACCACAAAATGCAGATGATCCTGCATGGAATGATGTCTACAACAGCATGGGTAGACCTGAAAGCCCGGATCAATACACATTTGATGAAAGGTATGCTGAAGCTAATTTAGATGATTTTAAAAACATTGCTCATAATTTAGGTTTGTCACAAAATCAAGCAGAAAAAATTCTTGATATGTATTCACAGGCTAATTATGATCAAATGGAACAAGCCGAAGCAAGGCACAGTGAAATGCAAGTTGAAGGCATTAATGCTCTACAAAAAGAATGGGGCAAATCATACAATGAGAATGTCGAATTAGCACGTAGAGCATTCACTAATTTTGCTTCAAAAGAGGCTCTTGACGTTATGGAAGATTCAGGGTTAGGTAATCATCCTGAAATAGTTAAGATGTTTTCCAAAATTGGAAACCTTCTTAAAGAAGATGGCATTATGGTCGGTGAACCGGGAATTGGCGATTCTTTATCCCCAGCAATGGCACAAGAAAAGATCGACAACAATCTTGGTGATGCCGAGTTTAATAAAATCTATTTAGACAAGACTCATCCGCAACATCAAAAAGCGGTTGACGAGATGACCCGATTGTTTTCAACGGCTCATCGGTAGTTCCTCTCAAAGGAACCCTAGTTATAGGACAATTCCTCATTTATAGGGACATTATTTAGTAATCTCTTATATAGGAAAGTCTTATGGCTTACGATTCTATTAATGTCGCAATGGTGAAGCAGTATAGTGCTAATGTTCAGCACATGCTTCAGCAACGTGGCTCCAGACTGCGAAATGCAGTTCAACTCGAAACAGGGAAAATCGGTGAAGAGGTTTTCTTTGATCGAGTAGATGAAACTGCCGCACAGAAAGTTACGTCACGGCATGCGGATAGTCCATTGATGGATGTTCCTCATGAAAGACGTAGGGTTTCACCAGTAGATTATGATTGGGGTAAATTGGTCGATAATCCTGACCGATTACGCTTAATCATGGACCCAACAAGTGCTTATGTCGAATCTGCGGCAATGGCTATGGGTCGTGCAATTGATGAGGAAATCATTTCTGCCGCATTTGGCAATTCCTATCTTTCTACTTCAAGCTCCACAACAATGACAGGTACTGCTTTCGGAAGTGATGGTGGTACTGACATTTATCGTGAAGGTGCATATTCCAGTGGTGCTTGGGTTGCCGGAGATAACACAGGAACTGCTGTTGGCTTAACAGTAGATAAGCTCATACGAGCAAGGAAGGTTCTTGCCGCTAATGAAGCAGACGAATACGACATGGGTGGAAGACCACAAATGTTTATTGCCTGTTCATCTGCTGGGATTGAATCCTTATTGTTAGAGAACAAAGTCCAATCTGCGGATTACAACGTCATTAAGGCATTAGTCGCTGGTGAAGTTGATTCCTTTATGGGCTTCCAATTTATCAGAACTGAAAAAACAACTGTTTCTTCAAACGTAGAAGAAGCAATTGCTTTCACTCGTTCTGCTATTGGACTCTGCATCTGGGAAGATATTGTTGCTCGTGTAACAGAACGTCCTGATAAACGATATAGTCAATATATCTATTACAGGATGACCATTGGTGCTACTCGTCTTGATGGTAAGAAGATGGTTCGCATCTACATGAAAAACGCTTAATTATAGGAGCACAATATGGCAACTGTATATGGGGCTAATTACACTAAAGTATATCAGCCCACTGATGGTAAGCCTTCAATGCCAGCCGCCAATGAAGTTGGTGGAAGGTTAAGAATTTGGCATGATAGTTATGAAGCAGACTCTTTGGCGGCTTCTTCAACTATTTACGTAGGAAAACTTCCTGCATTATCTAGGGTTTATAATGTTTGGGTTATTGCAGACGCACTTGGATCAGGTGTTCAGCTTTCAGTTGGAACTGCGGCTGATCCTGATGCTTTCATTACTGCGGCCGCAATGAATACCAATCATAAAATGCTAACAATGCAGAAAGTGGATGCCGCCGCTTCAGGAACTGGTATTGCTGGAGTAGGTCTACTTTTATCAGCAGAAACTGATATTGTTGTTGCAACTAATGCTGGTCAGACATCATCTGGCACGATTCAGGTTGGAATAATTTATTCTTGTGATTAATCCTGATGGCAACGGAAGTTGATATTTGCAATATCGCCTTAACAAACTTAGGCGAAGCAAAAATCGTTTCTTTAACGGAGGCTACAGAACGTGCTCGGTTATCTAATCTTAGGTATCCTGATGTACGTGATGCAGTCCTCCGTAGCCATCCTTGGAATTGTGCTACAAAAAGGGCAAAGCTAACTCGTTCTACAGTTACACCTGCTTTTGGTTATTTATACCAATACTCGTTACCGTCTGATTGTTTAAGGATTCTAGGTACGCATGACTCCCTACTTTCTTATCAGATTGAAGGCAAATTTCTGCTTACTGATGAAACCACAATGTATGTTAAGTACATTGCTCAATTGACGGACACCTCTGAGATAGACTCCAACCTGATTCAGGCAATTGGATTACGTCTAGCTTGGGAATTGGCTGAACCATTAACAGGACGGATCGAACTAAAGCGGGAAATGTGGGGTAAGTATGTCGAAGTCATAGCAGAAGCACGTGGTATTGATGCATCTGAAGGCATACCTGATAGGATAGAATACTTGTCTTGGGTTGAATCAAGATGGGGTTATCAGGATCTCGACTATAAACCCATTGATAGTCCTGCGGAAGGTTATGATCGGTCTACGAACTAGATGGCACGAATACAAAGTGTTCAAAGTAGTTTTTCAGAAGGCAGGATCTCTCCTAGATTACAGGGGTTTGTTGACCTGCCTGCATATGAGTCTGCATGCAAAACGCTGGAGAACGCTGTTGTATTGCCTCAAGGAGCAACAACTAAACGTCCGGGTACTCACTACGTAGCAGAGACAAAAAGTAACCTAGAGGCTCGTTTAGTGCCTTTTACAGTAGGCTTGTCTCAAAGTTATGTATTAGAGTTGACGAATAATGCCCTTAGAGTTTATTCCCAAGATCTTCAACTTCAATATCATGAAGACAGTTCGTCTTCTGGTGTTTATGAGAAGACAACAACCTACACAACTGCTCAATTAAACGATCTGGACTTTACTCAAAGTGCAGACGTTCTTTTCATTGTTCATCCAGACCATAAGCCTAGAAAATTAGTCCGTACTCTTGTTTCTTCAGGAAACGATAGAGCAGAAGATGATTCTCAATGGACATTATCTGATCTTGTATTTGAAGATGGTCCTTATGCAGAAATAAACACTGATACTGCGGATACTTTCACTTTAAGTGGGACAGATAAATTCGCAACAACAGATATTGGCGGTTTTTATGTAGATACAACTTTAAATCAACTTGTCAGAAAGAATCATGGATTACTAGATGGTCAAACTGTTTGGGTAAAAGATATTGGGGCTGGAGCAATTACGTTTCTTCCTGAGTCCGGCACTACTGGAGATGGTTCTGCTGATTCTGGGTCTACATCGGATCACAAAAAGTATTTTGTTGTTAATGCAACATCAAATTCTATTCAAATAACGACAAGCATGACTTCAGGAATCCCTGATGCTTATTCTACGTTAGCAGGAACTGGTGATCTACGAGTCAATATAGAAAAGCAAACTTTTAAAAAAGACACTACAGGAGTAACTATTACGGCAAATGGGCATACACCTTTTGAAGGTAATAGTAATGATGTAGGAAAAACGATTAGAATTAACCCATTACCGGGATCTCAAATTAAATGGGGTTATGTAGAAATAACAGGAAATTCGGGGAGTTCTACAACTGTTGCTCAATGCACTATTAAAGAAGAAATTGTTTCAGATAATTCTTCCTATGAATGGCAAAAATCAGTATGGGATACAACAAATGGATACCCTAGATCTGTAGCTTTATATCAACAAAGACTAGCATTTGCAGGAACGAAACAATATCCAGCAACAATATGGTTTTCTAACTCTGGTGGTTTTTACAATTTTGCGGCATCGCAACTTATTGGTGTAACAACAGGTAATCTTGACTCTACTGGTGCAAATATTGTTGGTGAACAAATCCTTGATACAAATTCAATAGTCTTAACAATTGACTCTGATACAGTAGACCAGATTGAGTGGCTAAAAGAAGGACAGAAACTAACAATGGGAACATCGGGTGGTGTTTTCAGTGTTTATGGTTCTGAAAATGATCTCACCATTACTCCTTTTAATTTTACTATACAAAAAGTTGCTGATTGGGAAACAGAACCTGAAGCATTGCCTGTTTCAGTAGGAAACCAAGTCCTTTATGTCCAAAAAAATGGAAGGAAAATACGTGAACTTGCCTATGAAGCCCAAAAAGAAAACTTTGAGGCTACAGATATAACATTAAGGGCAGAAGATATTACTTATAGTGGAGTAAAGGAGATTGTATATCAGGATTCTCCAAGTGGTATTGTTTGGGCAAGGCTTGATAATGGTAAATTAGTTGCTGTCACTTACAACAAGAACCTAAACCTTTATGGGTGGTCTACTCACACAATTGGAGGAACACACACTGATGCAACTCATGGAAATCATGCAAAAGTAGAAAGACTAACAGTTATTCCTCGTGGAACTTATGATCAACTTTGGATGGTTGTAAAAAGGACAATAGGAGTTGATACAAAACGCTATGTCGAATACATGACATCGTATTATGACAAGCAAGAGATTATACAGGAAAAATCCCATTTTATTGATTCAGGATTATCTAAAGAATCAAGCAATACTGATGCATCAACAAGTTCATCAAGATCATTTAATGCAAGTTCAGGAGTAAATACAGGAACAAATCTTATAACAACAGGATCTCCACATGGTTTAAGTATTGGTGATGCAATTACACTTTCAACAATAGAAACACTTCCTACTGGAGTAAATAGCGGAATAACCTATATTGTAAAAACAGTTCCTGCTGGGACAACATTGACCTTATGCGAAGATGTTACAGAAGCAGGTGCATTAGGCACTGATATAGATATAACTGCTATAGGTAGTGGTACTGTATATATAACTAAGACAGGATTTAAATATCTTTCAGGATTGTCTCATCTTGCTGGAGAAACAGTTTCAATCCTTGGTGATGGTGCATTGCAACCTCAAAGAGTTGTTTCAGGAACAGGCACAGTTGGTCTTCAAACTGTTTGTAAAACTTATGCTCGTGCAGGATTAGCCTATACAAGCACTGTAACCACATTGCCTCGTGTTAAAGGTGTTGGTGATTCTTTTGCTGTTACAGGAACAAAAAGGTTGCTTACAGTAAATTTGCTTTTTTTAGAAACATTGGGTGTTACTTTTGGAATGGAAGGAGGTACGCTTGATGAGATCTTATTTAGAGATCCATCTGATTTTGTATATGGCACAAAAGTGCCTTTGTATTCAGGAGTTAAAGAGCTTGTACCAGCAAATAGATCATTTTCTGCTGAAGGAATAACTGTGCAATCATCCGATCCCTTTCCTATGACACTTCTTAGAGTAGCCTTTGAGTATGAGGTAAATATATGAAGATATATACTGAAGTCGTTTGGGAATGGGATGAATCAAAAGGAGAACTTGTTGAAGTCTCTTCTGAGTCATTTGATTACGAAGGACCATTAGTTAAAGCAGAACCTGCTACAGCTTTTGCTATTGCCGCCTCAATTGCCGCCATTCTAGGCACTGGTTTGCAGATAAAGGGTGGTCTTGATGCAAGTGCCGCAAAAGAAAGACTAGGAAGAGGTCGTGCAAAAAATGTTTTAGAAGAAAATAATCTTAAAAACAGCATTTTGACCAAAAATGCAAAGCAACAAATGTTTGATATTACGCTTCAAGGACAATGGCAAGAAGAGCAATTTCTTAAAGAGTCTGAAAAAGCTATTGCATCAGGTGTTGCTCAGTATCGTGGTACAAAGAAAACAGTTACAGGAATACAGACTCAAACCTTTGCAAATGCTTATTCCAGCATGATGGATATGGCATTAGGACAACATGCAATTCGGTTTAATACAGAAAACCAAGTCAATGCAATTGGTGATAATCTCCAGAGCCAAATTGAAATGAACAACACTCATGCCAAAAATGCGGCATGGGAATACAGACAAGGTGCAGAAGCGACAAGGGAAGCAGGTAACATTAATGCTTTGGCTGATTTAACAAAAGGCATTGGAACATACGCTCAAATAGAAGCTAAAACTCCTACTGGTTGGTGGGATAGTCCAAAAAGTAAACAAACAAATACTGAAATTCGCATGCATGGTTTCCATCAATCTGGTCCTGAACCAAATTATTAATTATGGCATTTAATCCTTACCCAAATTTATCAGGCCAAGTCAATTTAGTAGCACCTAATCGTAGTGTTACTACTCCCGGAAGAAGACCTTTAGCTGATGTTTCTGTGGTTGGAGAAGCTTACAGGAATTTTGGACAAGTTATTTCAAACCTTGGAGGACAAGCCGCAGAACTTGCTCTAAGAGCAAAACTAGATGATGAACGTCTAGCACATGACGAAGCTTCACTTGCTTTTGCTAGTGGCCTGAATCAGCACGAAATGGACATGCGTAATAATCCTCAAAAATACGCAAATATGAAGTATGAGGATATGCAGTCCAATTTCATGACACAATTTGGACCTGATGGAAATTTAATTAGCACAATTACTAAACCTTACGAAGATAAGCCTGAACTACAAAGATCTATTAAAAACACCTTAACCCAAATGGGTTTAAGTAGTGCAAGCACTGCTTTTAGAGTTCATTCGACATATCGTGAAAAACAAATAGAAACAGAAGTAAACTCAAATTTGGAAGATAAAAGGACACAAGCGTTTTTATTGGCTCAACAGCAAAATCCAGATCGGAAAGCCATTAAGAAAATAGAGACTGATTTTTTAAATAGTTTGGAGCCTTATAAAACACTAACTGATCCAAGAAAAGAGTTTTACAAAAATAAACTTTATGAGTCAATGGCAGATGGTGCTTTAATATCACATAAATTAAGAAATCCAAATCCAAGCGACTATTTAAATTTTTTAAATTCAGAAACAGGTCAGCAAATAGTTAAAATAGCATCTTTTTCTTCTGTATATCAGGCATATACTGGTGCATTACAAGGAGTTACTGATAGAGACAAAGCTCAAGCAGAATCAGCACAAAGAGCATTGTTTATTGCTACACTCCAGCATAACCCTAGTGCCATTATTGAAAATGTTGAAAAAGACAAAGTTGTTATAAAACAAAAAGAAAGAACAGCAAAAAACAGTAAAAAAAATGAACCAATGTTGTTCCACTTGCTTCCAGATGATTGGATTGCAAGCAAGATAGCATCTTGGAGAGGTTCAAAATCAACAAAGACTTTTGATCCTGCCGTAAAACAACAATTAAATGGTATTACTAAAAGAATAGTAGAAACTATTACTGGTATTGCAGACGATATTGTTAATCAAAAAGATCCCGGAATAACACAAGATCTGATTCAACGATTAGACGATGTAGACTTAAAAGACCTTCCAACTTTAAGAATAGAAGAAGGGAATCCTTTCTTTAAAAATGGAGTTTGGGTTGGAGATGATGCTTCTTATCAGGAGCAATTAGGACTTAAAAACTATTTGGAATGGATTGTTCCTAAATTTAAAACATTGTTAAGCAATCCAAATAAAACAGAAGTAAAAGAAATACTTTCTGATATTAGGAATGAAAATAAAGGTATATGGACAGAATCATTAAATAATATATTAACAACATATAATGGTATAACTGTAAGAGATTCAGTGGAAAGACTTGCTGAATCCAAATTAAATGACTTTCAAAATGTAAACAAGAAATTTGCTGACATTGCTGGAGCGACATTCCCTAGTAATTTCAACGATCCAGACAATTGGGAATATGGCAATTACAATCAGGTTTTTACAGAATTGCCTAGATTGATGCCAAACTCAGATATTAATTCCGTAAATATTATTTCTCCTGAAAAGATAAATAAAACAATAGAAGTAATGGGTACAGGTAACGCTGACCTTCTTAAAAAGCTTATTACAGAAGATTATCCTAACCACTTTGGAGAAACGTACCTTCCACAAGCATTAAGGCAACTGTTAAGAAACCCTGACACACAAATATTTGGTGCATTGATGGAGTTAGGACAAGGAGTTGATTCTAATTCTTACATGAATTTTACACGTTTAACTCCTGAAGATTGGGTGACAATTGCACAAGCACTCCAATTGGAACAAGTGAAAAGACCAACGCCAGCAGAATTTTATACTCATGCTTTAAATTCTCAAATAAGAGAAGGATTAAGTGGAGTTGACGATGGAGCAACAAAAACATCAGTTCATACCAATTTTCTTGCAAGACTAGGACATGCAGAATTTATGCGTGGTTACTATACTGGTGAGCAAGGACCAGAGAATGCTGTTAGGAAAACCTTTAATGATATATATAAGGGTAATTTCTTAATGATTAAACAGGACAATAGTGCTTCTGCTGGGGCTGGAACAACTATTAAACTTCTGCGTGATCAAACAGATCGACTAGACGTTACTCGTGACAGTGCAAGAATTGCATTAAATTCAATGGAATCACGTATTCGTGAAAAAGTTTTCCAAAATCCTGAAAATTATCATATTCGTTTAACTAATGGGCAAATGATGACAGGAGATTGGATTCAAAAAGAAGTTAATCGTGTACTAAAATTACCGGGAGGATCAATTGATTACGTTTTTAGAAATGACACTAGAAACAATGTTGAAGGAATAAGTTTGGCGTTGATGTCAACAACAGGAGGTTCCCAAAGGGGTAAAGTCATTGGTTTTATTCATGAAGGTGGAATAAATGAAAATCAACTTGGTAAAACTTTCTTTGCTGGCGATTCCTTAGATACTTTGCTTGCAATTCCTGAGTATGAACAAATTGTTGAAAACATCGATGAAAGAGCAACTTGGCGTTATGGAGAAGATAATATTTTTGGGGTAACGGTTCCATTTTGGCCTTGGGGAGATGATTACCCAATGAAAGACCTAAAAGAACCTTCAAAGCATCAAATGTTTCAGTTGATGACTGAAGTTCTTTATAAAATGGAAGATCCTGTTGCTTTTAAAAAAATGACGGATGAGTATAAAAATTCTAATAAAAGTTTATCACGAAGTTCTGCGGCTCATGGTTATTGGTGGAAAGGTTGGGGAAGAACTTTTGGTGAAGATGGCTTACTTGAATATTTAGTGTATAAAGAATATCAAAGTAGGGTTTATGACTATATGGAAGAAAATGGTTTAAGAGTTACAGCAGATGATTATGATTTAAGTAGTCATGAATATATGCAGATGGTATTGCCTGATGAGGATTGGGAAATGAATGGCAAGCCTATGAAAGGTATGAAAACTTTAGCAAATGAATATGAGCGTTTTTTGGAACAAGGTAATTACGGATTCCTTACTCACACAATGGCTGGTTTGCTTGATACTACTGAGCAAAATGTAGGACAAAAATTATGGGATTTATATGGAACCCTTTCACTTGGTTACGATCCCAACAATACTCGCATTATTCCATACGAAGGTACTCCAGAAGCAAAAATCAAAAAGCATTTGCCCAAACCGCTTATGGATTGGTACAGAGACAAAAAATCAGGGAAAGCTTTTGAACGAATGGGTGTTCACCTTATGCATTTCAAAGGAGAAATTAAAAACGCTGTTCCCAGCAGAACTTGGAAATCACGACCAAGTGTTCCACGTTTATTTGAAGCGAACAAAGACAAATGATGTACTACGATTATCCTTACGCACGTGAGGATGTAGCAACAGATGAGTTTGAAGTTGCAGAACCTAGCCCATTTGCTGTATTTGGGAAAACAGCTAGATATGCATTAGGAGAAACAACTATACCAGTATTAGGTGATACTCTTATATATCATTTATCTGGTGCATTTGAGGAACCTATCACTAAAGAAGAATGGGAAGTTTCGCCATACTATGATCCTGAAATCGAATGGGATGAAAGCATGACAGGTACTCAGGCGAGAATGACTAAGAAAGCTTTGGATCGTGATAGAGAGTTTGCTGATTGGATGCGAAATGTCTCAATGTTTTCAGGACCAGCAATAGGAGGATTTGCTTTTACAGGTTTTACTGATCCTTTGGTTCTTGCTCCTTTTACTGGACTTGCAGGACAAGTAATGAAAATGGGTAGATTTGCACGTGCAGGAGGTTTTTCTGCTCCAATTAAGGATGTTTTTAAAGCAGGTTTGGCAGGAGGATTAGCTGAAACAGCTTTTCAGGGGATATATTCACATAAACGCCATTTATTTCAGCAAAGTTATGATGAATCAATGATGCTGGGAAGTATTGGTCTTGCTACAGGACTTTCTTCAAGCCTTATGGGTGTTTCTAAAGTAGGAGGTTTGGTCGCTAAATTACCTGTAGGACAAAGATTGTTTAATACAGCAAAAGCAGTTAGTCAATTAGGAGAAGATGGTACTGTAGACCTTTCAAGAGGGAAAATTAAGGGTGATGAGTATATGAATTACCCTGAAGCAAATGTTTACAACGAAAAGAATGGTGCTCAAAAATTTACTGAACCTGATATAGGTGGTGAACCCACAGGATCAGGACGTAGAATAAAAGACCCTACTGGTTCAATAAAAAGCAGACCTTCTATGGCAGATGAACAGCCTAAAAATAGAGGGTTTATGGATTTGATTGATGAAAAAATAAAAACCTTTACGGCATTGGTTAAAAAGCAAGTGCAAGCAGATGAAACCATGCAACAAGCAGGACAAGGTGTAAAAACACTATATGCAGATGCTTATAGATGGTTGGAAAATAATATTGCTAGAGGAAAATGCAAGTAGATTGTAAACAAGGGTTAATGGAAGTACATGGGCTGACATCTCAGGATGCAGATGGCATGATCCGTGAGCTTACAGGTGTTGAAAGAACCAAACTAAAGCAATATGTAGATTCTCAAGAAGCCTATCATCGAAGCATTGAAGAAGCCCAAGCTATTTCACGAACAAGAAATAAGGAAGTTGAAGGTTTTATTCGCCA